GATCCCGAGCACATCCTTCCGAATCTGATCGACGACGGCCTGAACGCCAAAGACCCGCGCATCGTCTGCCATTTGTACGCGGTGCCGGAAGAGGTCGAGAACATCTTTGATCCGAAGGTCTGGAAGCTGGCGAACCCGGCGCTCGGCGATTTCCGTTCGCTGCCGGATTTGAAAGCTCTGGCCGACAAGGCCAAGCGCATGCCCGCCGAGGAGCCGAAGTTCCGGAACCTCTACCTCAATCAGCGTGTGGCACCGGTTGCATCATTGATCAGCCGAGCCGAGTGGATGGCCTGCGTCGGCGATGCCGATATTGAGGATGGCGAAGAGGTCTACCTTGGCCTCGACCTGTCGTCGATCAATGACCTGACCGCTCTTGTGATGGTCAGCGCGTCCGATCCGTCGCGGGTACAGCCGTTCCTCTGGAAGCCGGCCGATCTGCTCGACGAGCACTCAGACCGTGATTTCGGTTCCGGCAACCGTCGTTACCGCGAGTGGTTCGACAAGGGGTTTCTCCTGACGACGCCCGGCAAGGCGATCGACAAGGAGGTGATCGCTCGGTTCATCGCCGGTCTGTGGTCGCGCTTCACAATCCTCGGCATGGCCTACGACCGCTGGCGCATCGACGACCTGATCAAGGAATTCTCGCGTATCGATTTTGCGGCGCATAAGGACGGCGACAAGCACGGGCAGGGGCTGCGCCTGGTGCCGTGGGGGCAGGGCTTCCGCGACATGACGCCGGCCATCGACGCGTTCGAGCTTGCCGTCATCGAGGGCAAACTCAAGCATCCATCCAATCCGGTGTTGAACTGGAACATGGCAAACGCGGTCGCGGTGCCGGACCCCGCCGGAGGACGGAAGATCGACAAGGAAAAGGCGCGCTTTCGTATTGACGGAGCCGTGGCTCTCACCATGGCGCTCGGCCTGAAATCGCGCGATCTCTCAAGTCCGCCACCCGTTTCTCCGTGGGACAATCCGGACTTCAAGTTCAAGGTGGCCTGATGGGCATTTTCGGACCCAGCAAGCGGGAACTGGCGGCCCGCGTGGCCGAACTCGAATCCCGCGCCCCGTCGCTCGAGAATCCGTCGATATCGCTGACTGACGTCGATGCATGGAACGCTGCATTTGGCGCGGCATGGCGCTCGGCGTCCGGCGTCGAAGTCTCTGTCGAGAAAGCGATGGGCGTCCCGGCCTATTGGGCCGGTGTGAATTTCCTCTCTTCGACGATCGGTTCGGTTCCGCTTTACCTGTTCGATGTGGTCGAAAAGACCGCGGCGAAAGCCGATAGCAATTCGCTGCTGTCGATTCTGAATGAGGCGCCCAACGACGAGCTGAGCTCGTTCAAATGGCGCGCGCTGTGTCAGGCCACGCTCATGCAGAAGGGGCGGTCCTACACCTTTATCGAATTGAACCGCGCCGGCCGGGTTATGAACCTTTGGCCGCTCGAATACGAAAAGATGACGGTCGAGCGGAAGGATGGCAGGCTCCGCTATACGTACAAAGACGGATCAACGACGAAGGTCTACGCCTCAAGCGAGATCATCGACCTCATCTGGTCGCCGAAAGCTGATGGAATCAGCCACTTCGATCCGATCGCGACCCTAAAAAACTCGCTCGGCCTGTCGATCGCGATGGAGGATTACGCCTCCAAATTCTTCCAGAATGGGGGCGTTCCGCCGCTTCAGCTCGTCGGGCCTCTGAATTCGCCGGCCGCTGTTGAGCGCGCCGCGAAGGACGTCACCGAGGCACTTCAGGCGGCGAAGAAAGAGGGCCGCCCGATCCTCCCGATGCCGTTGATGCACGAGCTGAAGCAGATCGGTTTTGATCCTGCTAAGGGGCAGATGACGGAGGCCCGGCGCTTCCAGCTCGAGGAAATCGCCAGGGTTCTCGGTCTGCCGCCGGTCTTTCTGCAGGATCTTACGCACGGCACGTTTTCGAACACCGAGCAGCAGGATTTGCACCTGGTCAAGCACACAATCCGCCAGTGGTTCCGCCGCTGGGAGGACGAACTGAACCTGAAGCTCATCTCGCGCCGCAATCGCAAGACACGCATCCGCTTCGATGAGGACGAACTTCTGCGCGGTGACTTCAAGACCCGCATGGAAGGTTACGCCCGCGGCGTCCAGACGGCGTTGGTGAAGCCGGACGAAGCGCGCGAGGCGATGGGCTGGCCGCGCATCGGCGGCGAAGCAGACAAACTCTATGTCCAGGGCGCGACCGTGCCCTTGGGATCGCAGCCGGCGCCGGACGCGGTGCCTTCGCAGCCGGGAGACGTCCCGGAGGAAGACGACAATGACGAAACAGCGTGAGGTCCGAATCCTCGCAGGTCTGCATGTCGAGGATCGTGCAGACAAACCGGCGATGCTCGTCGGCTATGCTGCGGTGTTCGACACGGAAACCGAGATCGGTGGATTCTTCCGCGAGAAAATCAAGCGCGGTGCGTTCGCCGCGGCGCTCCCGAAGTCCGATGTCCATGCGCTGTTCAATCACGACGAGAATGTCGTCCTCGGCCGCGCCAAGGCCGGCACGCTGCGCCTGCAGGAAGACGAAAAGGGCCTTCGGGTCGAAATCGACCCGCCGGACACACAGGACGTCCGGGACCTGATGGTCAAGATGAAGCGCGGCGACATCGACCAGATGAGCTTTGCGTTCTCAATGTCGGGCGGCGTGCAGAAGTGGGACGAGACCGTCGATCCGCCGCTGCGCACGATCGAGGAAGTTGGCGAGCTGTACGACGTCTCCGTCGTGACGCGCGGCGCCTATCCGACGACCGAAGTCGCCGTTCGCTCGCTCGAGGAGCATCGAGAGGCGATCCGCAAGGAAAAGAATTCTCATGCCGCGGCGCGCCGCGTCCGCATGAAAATGGACCTGGGTCTTCGCACCCGGAGGGCTTGACGCTTCTCGCGCGAGCCAAAGCCTAAACCGCCCTTCGGCAAGGCGTCCGGAGCGTCGTGACGACGCACCAATCCCTTAGATGGAGCCCCATTATGACCATCAAAGAACTGCGCGAGAAGCAGGCGAAACTCGTCGCCGATGCGCGCGCGAAACTGGATGAGATCAAGGACGACACGCCGGAAGCGCGCGTCAAGGAAATCGAGGCAGAATACGATCGCGTCATGGCGGACTATGACAAGCTCGAAGAGCGCGCAAAGCGCGAGGAGGAGCTTGCCAAACGCGAAGCCGCGCTCGAAGAGCCGGCCGACCCGGAACGCCGCCCGGTCGGTGAAAACCGCACCCTGACGCCGGAGCAGATCAAGGAGGCGGACGAGCGCAAGGCGGAAGCGTTTCGCTCCTATCTCCGCGTCGGCATCGAGGGCATGGATCCGGAGCTCCGCAAGGTTCTCCGCGAAATGCGCGCACAGTCGACGGCCGACGCAGCCGGCGGCTACACGATCCCGCAGGGTTTCTCGAACGAGCTCGTCGTGTCGCTCAAGGCCTGGGGTCCGATGCTCGACCCTGGCATCACCCGCCAGATCGTCACGGCGACGGGCAATCAAATTGATTGGCCGACGATGGACGACACGGCGAACCAAGCGTACCGCCTCGCCGAAAATACCCAGGTCACGGGGTCGGACGGCGATCTCGTGTTCGGCAACAAGCAACTCGACGCATACAAGTATGCTACGGGCGCCATTCTCGTCTCGGGCGAACTGATGCAGGATTCGGCCTTCGATATCGAGGCTCTGGTTCGCGAAGCGATGGGCACCCGCCTCGGCCGCAAGGTCAATTCCGATCTGACGATCGGCGATGGATCGGGCGATCCGAACGGCATCGTTACCGCGTCGACGAAGGGGTACGACGCCACCCTGGCGGACGGCATTTCCTTCGACGACCTGATCGAGCTGCAGCATTCGGTCGATCCCGCGTATCGTATGGGCGCGAACGTCCGCTGGATGTTCAACGACACCACCCTCAAGTTGCTTCGCAAGATCAAGGACGGTGAGAACCGTTACATCTGGCAGCCAGCCGACGCGCGGACCGGAGCGCCGGCGACGATTCTCGACAACCCGTATTCGGTCAACCAGGCGATGGCGAACGTCGCCGACTCGCAGAAGTCCGTTCTGTTCGGCGACTTCAGCAAGTACATCGTCCGCCGCGTCCGCGAGTTCGCGGTGCGCCGCCTCGTCGAGCGCTATGCCGATTACGATCAGGTCGGGTTCATCGGCTTCGCCCGCTTCGACGGCGATCTGATGGATACGGCGGCGGTCAAGCACCTGCTGCATCCGGCCACGAACTGATGAAGGAGCGGGGCGGCTTCGGCCGCCCCGGCCACCCATGAAAATCCGGATGATCGCGACCATCGACGAGCGCTACGTGGCCGGCCAGGAACTCGATGTATCCGAACCGACGGCGGCGCGTTGGATCGAGCGCGGATATGCCGTCCCTGTCCGCGCGCAGACGGTCGAGACGACGACCGCGCCTGCCGCGCCTGAGATTGCGATGAAGCGTGTCCCGCGCAGAAAGCGCAAAGGAAAGCGCAATGTGGAACGCTCTTGAGCGGATTCACGCGCCGGCGGTCGAGGTCGTCACGACGGCCGAGGCGAAGGCGCAGTGCCGGATCGATCATTCCGACGACGATGCGCTGATCGCACGGCTGATCAAGGTCGCGCGCGAAAAGATCGAGGGCCCGGACGGGATTGGTCTCTGCTTCGTCTCTCAGGGCTGGCGGCTGTCGCTTGAGCGGTTCGCGCGACAGATCCGGATTCCGATGGGGCCGATCCTCTCGATCGACAGCATCACCTATGTCGACGAGGCGGGCGCGACACAAACACTCGACCCGGAGCTATATCAGTGGCGCAGGGAGCGTTTTGGCGCGTGGGTCGCGCCGGCCTATGAGCAGACATGGCCGACGGCGCGCTGCGTCTTCGGCTCGGTCCAGATTTATTTCACGGCAGGGTTTCCGGGTACGGACGATAGCCCTGTGAACCTTTCCAGCGTGCCCGAGACGCTGAAGCATGCGATGCTTCTCCTCGTCGGCCACTATTACGAAAACCG